GTTGCCGCCAGTTGAGTACGGTCTTGACCGCCCGCTCGGCGCCGGCCTTCTCCAGGGCCTGCAGGATCTTGGAGTTCGCCGTCGAGGCGACGAGCGACGCATCGGTGATCTTCACGAGGTTCTCGAGGACCTTGGTCTGCGCTGCGCTCGCGGCGCCGAGACTGCGGAGCGCATCGCGAATGTCCTCACGGTCCTCGGCGGCCGCGGTCTGCTGCTCGCGGTTCTGCTCGGCGAGGTTGCCCAGGCGCTCGAGCATCGTCCCGAAGTCGCGCGCCTCGGCGCGCCGCTCTCCGGTCGACACGTGATGCGCCGGCGGGGCAGGGGCCTGCAGCGCCCGGACGCCGGGGATGATCCACTTCACGGCGACCGTCGTGACGCCCGTGAGGGTGGCGCTGATCACCGCTCCCACGGCCGCCCAATCGATCGGCGTGATCATCGCACGTCGGGCATCCCTACCTCCCGGAAATGAAAGAGCCCCCAGGGGTGTAGCCCCCAGGGGCTCATGACGTCAGGATCGGCCTACGGGATCAATATAGGGTTCCCCGACTCCGGAATGCCAGATTCCGCCATAGCGTCACGGAGGCCGCTGTGGCAACGTAGGGTCTATGCGTTACCTGTCGCTCGTGCTACTGCTCACGGCCTGCCGACCGACGGAAGCCGATCGTATAGAGCAGCTCAGCAAGTGCAAGGCGTCCTATCGCCTCGCCGACAGCGTGCAGTCGTGTCTGATTCAGAAGTACGATTGGGAGCCGGGAGCGGCTCAACATGCCGTGGCGTACATGCGCGCCGCAGAGAGATGAGGAAAAAACCATGACCCGATTTAAATCCGGTTTATATCCGGTTCTTATTCTGGGCCTCGCCGCCTGCGGCAAGGATCCTGTCGCGCCACCCCCACCGCCGCCACCGCCGCCCGCGATCGTCAAGTTGATCATGGCCCCGGACACGGGCTTCTGGCGTGGCGGTGCGCTGCGGCTGTCCGGTCTGGTCCGCGCGGCCGTCACCGATCACGGCGACACGGTCGCGGCGCCGGCGGTTACGTGGAGCATTCCCGCGGGCTTCACGAAGCAGGGCGACTCCATCATGGCCCCGCGCGAGGCCCGCGGAACGCTGCGCGCTTCCTTCGCGAGCGCAACCGATTCCTCGGTCACGACGTCGCTCGACGATCTTTCCGCGCGCGGGACGTGGTCCGCCGAGTACCGCTGCTATGACTCGCCCAACGCAATGCGCAACGTCGAGAATCCGCCCACCGGCCTGGACTCGTCCATCGTCACGATCTCGAATGGCGTCCTATCCTATTCGGATGCGCATTGGGGCAAAGACAACTTCAAAGGCGTGATCGCCGTCGACGAGCGCGGGATCAGCTTCTGGAAGGACGGCGTCGTCGATACTGTGTTCAATCAGACCACGATCGTCACGACGCAAGACACGCTACAGCTCGCCTTGGGCTCGAACATCGGCCCCGCCGCGCCGTGGATGAAGCGGCTCTCGGATGCGCCCCTTGTGTACCGGCTGGATCCGCCCGGCGTATGTTCATCGGATTGGCGCGGCGGGGGCACCGCCTACGAGCTCCACGCCTCGCAATAGCTGGTCGTGCGCGCGTGCCTTCTCAACGAGCTCGGCCGATAGCTTGAGATCGAGGGCCCGCTCCTCGCGCGTCACCAGCTGCTCCCGAACGATCAGATCGGCACAAGCGTCACAGAGAAATACGTTCGGGGCCTGACGCAGAAGCAGTAGGCGATCGAGGATGAGCGCGAGCCGCACGGCATCCGCCTCGTCATAACACACAAGCGCATCGGCTGCGACCAACCGGCGGTTGCAGCAGCGCGGCGGGCCATCGCCGGCGTCGCGGTCGATGCTCGCCGCCGGCGGGATGATGCCGGCAGCATCCGCCCAGGTTTTCATGCGACCTCCTGCGCGACCCACATCACCTGATCGCCGGCAGAGGGAATGGCGCTCTCCACAGTGTCGGAGGCCGTCGTGTACGTCACGCCGGGCGACAATGGGGTGACCGTGTAGTTCCCGTCTGGACTCTGGCCGGTCACGTTGAACGACTTGATCCGGATCCGGATATCGTCGTTAGTCCCCAGGCCCGTGACCGTGATGGGTACGGCCTCGCCCGACCAGGTCTGATTATGGGTGCCGGCCGATGTATTGCCGACGTTGTAGCTGCGCGTGGCACGCTCAACCCACCCACTGCCGTCATTGCTATCGACGGCGACGACCAGGTTCGCGAAGTGCGCGCCGATCGCGCTGTGCGCCTCCACGAAGACGGTGAAGTGTGCGGTGTAGGTATCGTCGTTGGCTCCGGCCGGAACGAGATCCGCGTCTCTGGTATTCCCGACGCCCGGGCTGACGTCCGTGCCGGTCAACGCGCCGCCGACGAAGTCGTCGCTCTGAGGAGTGGTCGCTCCGGGATTCAAGATCTGCGCGCGCGAACGGAAGCCGCTCGCTGTGACGTTGATCGGCTGCACGCGCACGCGCTGCTTCGTCCCGGTGCCCAGGACGTTGGAAAAGGAGACGTACTGGCCGCCCTTGAACACGATCATCGGGGGATTCTGGTACGTCTGCGCAAACGTCACGTCGACTTCGCCGGGCGCGGAGACAGGTCCGTTGACCGAGATCTCTTCGCGGTGCCGGTAGATCTGCTGAATAGTGCCACCCTCGAGGATTCCGACCTGGGGGACCAGCTTGACCGTCAGGTCGGCGACCGCACCGATCGTGTCAGACGCCCGCAGCGGAAAGAGCCCATCATCAAACACGAACGCCCGCGGCCGCGTGCCGATCTTGACCGTCGCCGTGCCCGCCGGCGACTCAAGCCCGGAGCCGTCGACATTCTCATAGGCGAAGACCTTCACGTAGACCGTCTGCGCTGGCACCAGCGTCGTGAGGTCGCCCGTGTAGTAGTAGCCGCTGCTGTCCACGCTCTGCAGCGCGGCCGCGCGCGCGGTCGCATCGCTCGGCATCGACGACGTCGACGCGGCGAAGCGCACCGCCTTGGCGGCATTCGTCGAGATCACGGCATGCGCTTTCCCGCTCTCGTCGACCGTGACCTTCACCGCCATGACGTGCGGTGTTGCGGGCCCGAGGCCGAGCCGGCGCGCGTTGTCGCTGTTCGGGCCGACGTCGGCATAGCTCAGCATCCAGACCGAGAACTTCCGCGCGCTGACGTCGCACCGCGAGATCACGCCGATCGACCAGCCGCGGCCGCGGATCGCGCGGCCCGTCGTCGGATCGCGGCCCACGAACTGATCCGTCTCGACCGCCACCATGTCGCCCGGCTCGAGCTCGGGGTAGGGGTAATTGCTGACGAACCGCCACTCGAGCAGCCCGGCGCCGAGCGCCTGCGTTTGGCGGATCCCGATCCGCTCGGCCAGCGTGCGGCCGTTCGAGTCGAGATTGTCGACGGAGATCCACTTCGAGATCTCGTCGTCCACGTACTTCGGCGGGGAGAGCCGGGCCTTGCCCAGGTTGTCGAGCGCGCCAGTCGAGAAGCAGCGCACCTCGTCGTCGAAGTCGCCCTTCGCCGGGTTCCAGCGCCACTTCACGAAGAACTCGGGGATCCGCTCCTGGTAGCCCGGGCCGACGTCGGTGAACCGGACCTCCTCGAGCGGGAAGTACGCGCGCACCGCGCGCGTCCCGTAGATCTCGACGAACTTGATCTTGCCCTGCGAGCTGATGATCCCCCCGCCGGCGATGTAGGCGATCGCATCGAGCTCGGCTTTGCCGATTGGCTTCGCGTCCTGAGAGGACTCGAACAGGACCTTCGCGACCTGGTTCGTCGTGTCCTCGACGCCCGGGCCGATGTAGCGGCCGTCGACGGCGAGCGCGTTCCGGATCAGATCGTCGTAGACCGCCTTGAGCGTGGCCGTCGGCACGCCGGCGTTCGGGTATTGCACCTGATCGCGGCGGCCGCCGGTCCGGAGGCGCACCCAGGTCACCACCGCGCGGCGCGCGCCGGCGCCCGTGATCTTCGTCGCGGTGAAGCGCACGCGCAGATCCGGGTAGTTCGTGAGCAGCTTGATCTGATCGTCGGTGAGCGAGAAGCTGCCGGCGCTGCAGCTGAGCGCGGCGTCGGTGGTGATGTCGACGTGCGTGAAGGAGGCGACCACCGTGCCGCCCTGGCGCCACTCGACCAGCAGGTCAATCTGCTCGCCGCCGGCGGCGTCCTTCCGGAACCGATAGTCGATCGAATGCCGGCGGCCCGTGGGATCGGCGAACGTGGGGAACGTGAACTCGACGAATGACCCGGCCGGCGTAAGCTCCGACATGACGCCGTCGACATCGTCGAAGACCGCCTCGTCGAGCGTCTGGTAGAGGTTCGTGGATCCGCCGAGGAGCGTGCGCCAGGCGCCGACCGATTGATCGCCATCCGGCGCGAGCAGCTCGCCGGGCTCGTAGCGGGGCACGAAGTCGCGCAGGAAGCAGAGACTCGACAGGCAGCGCAGCGAGACCTCGGCGCTCCGCGGCGAGCTCGCATCGATGAAGAAGTCGTCGGTGTAGCCCCAGTCCTTGCGGGCGAGCGTCTCATCGGCCCAATACAGCGCGAACTTCAGATCCCCGATGTGGTTGTTGGCGAGCAGGTCCTCGATCGCGGAGTAGTAGTCCTGCAGCCCGTCGCGGATCACGGTGATCGTGATCTCGGGGATCTCGCCCTTCAGGGTGACCGGATCGATCGCCCAATCGCCGCCGGTCACGCGCGTCAGCTTCCGGAGATCGGTTTCGGCCATCGCCTGCAGGCCCAGCTCGATCAGTGTCGGCGTCAGGCTCGAGCCGCCGGCGACATTCGTGGTCAGCGTGACCCGGAGCTTGCGTGTCTGGCTCGGCGTGAGCGCGAGATCCTTGATCATGAACTGGCCGTCGGTGAACGGCACATAGCCGGAGTCGGCATCATTGCGGATCTCGGCCGTTAGCGCGCAGCCTGTCGGCACCGAGCCGCGGAGGATCAGCTGCACGTCGCCCGTCGGCGCCCCGCCCAGGTTGAACGGATTCGTCGAGAATGTCATCGTCGCCGAGGCGTAGGTGCCCGTCTCGATCTTGATGTAGGGCGTGCCGCCGGCCGAGCCCGTGTCGTTGAGGCTGTCCTTCGTGATCCCGGGCATCGTGGTGAAGACGGTCCCGATCGCGGCGAGGTGCCGCCCCGTGACGACGTTGCCGGATCCGCTCGAGGCGAGCCCCGAGTCGTAGCCCATGGCGACCCCGGTCGCCGCGGTGCCGTCCGATTTGATCGCGGAGATGAAGACGAAGGTCACCGGATGCGTGGCGTACTTCGTGCCAGGCCAGCCGGACGGGATGATCAGCGGGGAGCCGGCCTTCTTGGGCTGGGGCCGCTTCGTCAGCGTTGTGAAGTCGAACGTGACCTCGCCCTCGAGGTCGTTATTCACGTCGACGCTGACGGGGCTGCAGAGGTCGATCATGGACAGGGCATGATGCTCGGAGCCGTCACGCCCGTCCTGCCAGTAGACCGTCCCGATGACGCGCACCAGGCGGCAGACCCACTTCGCCACGTTCCGCGACGGCGACCCGGTCCGCGGATTCAGCCACAGCTTGACGCGCGCGATCTCGAGCTCGGGATCATCGGTGCCGCCCCAGACAATGCGCACGACATCGAACGGCGCGACCTGGTCCAGGTCGGTCAGGCGATCGGGATGGCTGGTCTGGGTGACGAGCGTCGCGATGTTGTCGGCGAGGCGGACGTCGCCCTCGGGCAGCAGCGAGAACCCCGTCAGCGTCGGTGGCGGCCCGGCCGCGGCGCCGTCGGCCTGGCCCCACTCGGTCCGCGTGCGGCGCGTATGCGCGCGCAGCGTGCCGTTCGCGTTCTGCTCGACGAGCTGCGCCATAACGAACGGCCGCACGGTCGAATCGGGCCGGCGGAGGCGTTCCTCGAGGGCGGTGTTGCCGATGAAGCCAGAGCGCATTAGCGGATGGCCAGGAGCTCGGCGCGGGTGCGCAATCCGCGCACGAGGATGAAGTCGAGCAGGATGGCATAGACGCCAATGCCGATCGTGACGGTCTGGCCGCCGAACTTCGTGAGCCCTGTCCCGGCGCTGGAGAACGAGAGCATGCCGCCGCCCGTCACATCCAGCGTCACCTGGGGTGCGGTTGTGGGTGCCTTCAGTTGATGCGCGAAGATCAGCTCGTTCCCCGCCGGTAGCGCGCCGGCGAACTTGGACGTGGCACTGGCCGGCGTCCACCACCACTCGGATGTGATGTCGCGCGTGGTCTTCGAGAAGCTGCTCTCGAACGAACCGTTCGCCGCGCGATTGCCGACGACGAAGGAATTGGGGAAGATGCCAATGTCGCCGGCGGCGTCCGCATGCAGCGGCCTCGCCCACCGCACCAGCGCGGACATATCGAAAGGTCCGCCGTTGAGCGGCACGCTGAGGCTGTCCGCCGCCCGCGTAATCAATGACCCGGCAGTTTTGAGATAGGAAGAGATGAAGGCCTGCCCGACCTCGATCTGCCAGCCCCACACATAGAGTCCGCTGGTGCCGTCGCCGGCATATGAGTCAGTGCCCAGCACGGCATTCATGTGCAGGTTCCACATCGTGGTCGTCTTGCCGGCCCCCACGTTGAAGGCGACACTCAGCCGATACCAGCCATTGCCGAAGGCCTGGATCGTGAAGGGTTGAAAGAGTGCCCCGGGAGAGCCGGTCACTCCGGTGTTCGCAATGGTGCCGGTCGTCAGATCGACGTCTGCCCAGCGCCCGGTCGTGGAGAGATCATCCAGGAGATGGCAGCGGATCTTGCTGCGCTCGCCCGCCTTCAGGAAAATGGAGGCGGCCGTGATCTGCCCGTCGGTGATCGTTCGGATATTCCCGAAGATCGCGTGCGCATTAGTCGTCGCATCTTCAACGACTTTGTCCGCCGTGGTCTGGCCATCCGGGGCGACGGTCCCGTCGGCCGTGATCGAGACGTGGAAATAGCTATAGGTGCCGGCCTGGCTGAGATCCTCGGACCATAGGCAGGGGTTCGTGCGGGTCCCTTCCAGCGATGGGCCGCAATAGGGATAGCCGAACTGATCGACCAGCCCTGAGAGCGCGATCGGATATTCGATCCGCACTTTCCCCGCCTCGGCCCGGCGCAACGTCTGCACGCCGGCAGCTGCGCGATCGACGAACGTCGCCAGCGGCGTCCCGCCATCCGCGCGCGTGAAGGTTTCCTTGACCTCTTGGTAGCCGCCGCCGGCGCCCATCGCGGCCAGGTAGCCCGTGACGTGCAGCGTGCGGCCGCCGACGCGCAGCAGGACGTCTTTCGGGAGAACGTCAGCCATTCAGCGCCTCGTGCTCGATGTAAGGGATCTCGGCCGCGTGCGCGTACCACTGCGGCCCGCGCCGGAACCCGCCCACCGACGGCGGCCGCACGATGCAGCAGGCGTTGCGCGCGTCATCCTCGTCGGGGACGTACCAGACCGGCCGGCGCTTCATCCAGTGCCGGAACGCCACGCGCGCCTGCTCATAGCTAAAGAGATCGGGCAGCTGCAGCCGGAGCGTGTCGCTGCGCCGATTCCACGGCGAGCCGAGGGCCTGCCAGCCGGCATCCGACTCGCCGCCGTCGCCGCCGAGCTCGGTCTGGTCCGCGGCGGTCGGCTTCCAGGGATCGAACGCGAACGACGTTGAGAGATGCGCGCCGACGATCTTCGGCCGGATCCCCGACCCGATCGCCGGGATCTTCAGCCGCCAGTAGGGCGCGCTGACCTTGGGGAATCGGACGTACCAGGCGAGCTCTTCGCTCACGACGCCGAAGGCATCGTCGAGGGATCCCGTCCCGCTCGAGGGCAGCGTCACGTCGAAGACCGTGATCGGCGAGCTCGTGAAGTTGTCGTAGGAGCGTTCGAGGATGATGCGCGGCAGGTTGTGCCCGCGATCGAGCACGAACAGATCCGCGGTGCGCTCGCGATCGAGCGTCGCCGTGATCAGCCGCTGTGCATTGGCGGTGAGGCTCTCATAGTAGTTCGTGAACTGGTGCCGGCGGCCCGTCCCGATCCGGAAGGCTTCGTGGCCGCTGCCTTCCTCATCGGCGACGATCACATGCCCCGGGAAGACGAAGCGCGAGAGAATGTTCCCGCCGCTGATTACGCACTGGCCGCTCATGCGACATCCCCCAGGCCGCGATCGAAGGCATCGCGATCGCCGCGGCGCTGCGCCTCGTTCATGGTGCGGCCGACGTCGCGGCTCGCCCCGACAATGATCGGCTGCAGGACCTTGCCCTCGAGGATCGGCCGCTGATTGAGCTTCTTGAGCTCGGCGAGCTGCTCCTTGTGCCGGCGCTCGGCCGAGTTATCGAAGACGTTGATGAGGGTGCTGACGGCCGAGAGCGCGAAGCCGGCCGGCCCCATCCAGCTCATCGAGGCGAACTGCGGCAGCTGGCTCGCCGCGGTGAGGATCGAGCCGCCGGCGCCGAACGCGCCCGCCGTCCCGCCGCGCGCGGCCTGGCCCACCGCGGTGACGAAGGCCGCCGCCATGATCATGCCGCCGTTCTTGAAGCCCGGCGTCTGTGCGAGCGCGTCATTGACGCCGGCCTGGACGTTGTCGAAGAACTCGGGCGTGAAGTTCGCGAACGCGAATTCTCCCGCCTGCTTCTCGAGGCCGGCGACGGTGATCGAGGCCTGGCGGTTCCCCTCCTGGGCGAGCAGGTCCTGCAGCGTCGGGATCTTGATCGCCTGCAGGTTCTGGGCGGTGAACGGCTGCGCCATAAACGCATTGATGTCCGACTGGATCTGCGCGAGCTCCTGGAGGAGGTCCCGCTGTGCCTCGAGCAGCTGGTTCTCTTGCCGGAGTCGCTCGAGCCGCACGTTGGCGTTCACCAGCGCGGCGGTATGCGCCGCATCCAGGCCCATCGTTTCCGCCTGCACGTGCGCGGTCGCGGCCGCAATCTTGAGGAGGACGTTGTTCTCTTCCTCGCCGGTATCGATCGCCCGCTGCCGGATCCCGACAGTCGCGGCCAGCACATCCCCCTGGCGCTCGAGCGCCGCGGTCGCCTTTTCGGCCGCGTCGGTGGCTTCCTTCTCGGCCTGCGCAACGAGGGCCTGCGCCTGATTGACTTTGCTGCTGGCGGTCGCGATCTGGTCCGCGCGCTCCTGGACGGGATTGTTGAGCGGCACCGAGACGGTGAGTCCCTGCGGCGTCACCTGGTTGCGGAATCGTTGCTCCGCCAGGGGCGAGGTCTCGAGCTGGCGCAGGTCCTCGCGCGCCTCGCCCAGCCGCTTCCGGAAGAGATCGATCCGTTCCCCGAACTCCGCGACGTTCCCGCCCTGCAGCGCCGAGGCGAACACCTTCCGCATCCGCTCGCCGGCGGACACGGCATTATCCGCCGCGAGGGTGGCGGCCTCGTCCGCCTTCTTCCAGGCGAGTGCGAAGAGGCCGAGCGCCGCGGTCGCGATGAGGATCGGCCCCCCCGAGATGCCCAAGCCGAGGATCGCGCTGCCCGCTTTGCCGACCGGGCCCGGGATCTCCGCCGCATGGAAGGAGAGCTGCTGCAGCGCGTTCCGCATCAGGTTCGCGGAATGCGATCCGGTGGTGAACGAGCGGACGAACTTGTCGAACGGCACGACGGCAGTCCCCGCGGCTCCGCCGACGCCCTGGACGTCCTTCTTGGCCTCCTGCAGGGCGGCCCGCGCCAGGTTCTCGGCGATGATCCGCAGCTTTACATCAGAGGGGGATGCCATCAGGGAATGCGTCGCTCAGGAGTTCGTTGTCAGTGAGAATGCGGAACACGGTCCACGGGATGATCTGATCGGAGGTCTGCCACACCGGGCTGTAATACAGCCCGGGCCAATTCTTCAGGAAGCGGAGGGCGTCAACGCAGGTGGTGTCGTCGGGCTCGGCGTGGACGATGACGGGAGCGGGGGCTCCGGCGTTGAGCTGGCCGGCGGTTGCGGCTGAAATTCTTTGGCCCCAGCCCTCTGGAGGCCGAAAAAACCAAATACCAACTCCTCAAGCGCGACCGACGGGAGCGCGACCATCTCTGCCACGACGACGTCGTTGAAGCTCATGGAGCTGAGCAGCTGCTTCAGCTCGTCGGCGTACTGCTCGTCGGTCATCTCATCTTTGCGGGTCAGCCATCCCCGGAAGACCTTCTGCCACTTCACGTACTGGGGATGCGACCAGAGCTTGCCCGTGTGCTCTTTCCCGCTGAGATCTTTGTACTTCGGCGGCTCGTGCGCCTTGATCCAGGCCTGCGCGTCGAACATCACGTCGCGTAGAGGATGTTGAACCGGTTCGTGCCGCCCGGGTCGAAGACGCCTTTCGCGCTGAACCGCACCAGGCCGTTCTCGTCGACGTAGCCCGTGGGCTCCGGCGTGATCTGCGCGCGATCGCCGGTGAAGATGATCTTGTTGTTCCCGCCGGCGGTGCCGAGCGTCAGGATCAGCTGGTCCTGCGCGCGCGAGCTCCACTTGTTCCAGGGGTTGTAGTCGGCGACGCGCGCGGCCTCGACCTCGACGTCCCAGGTCAGGCGCCGCGGCGGCGTCAGCGCATGGCGCACGACCGTCGGCCCGAGGTTCGCGTTGTCGCGGAACTGCACATTGTTCTCGAGCGTCACCGAGGCACGCTTCACGAAGCCCGTCGCGAACGATCCGATCTGCCAGGACGCCGCGGCCGCGAACGCCGGCGGGATCGACGAGAAGTAGGTCGGCGAGATCAGCGCGGCGTCGGTCGGCTCAACGTACTGCCCGCGGACGACGCAGTCCCAGAAGCCGGGCTGGCCGGCCACGGCCGAGAGCGTGAGCGTCTTCCCGCGCGCAGCGAGGATCTTGTGCAGGACCCAGACGTTGGTGTCGAGTCCCTTGAAGGCATAGAACGTCGACGTCAGGAGCCCGGTGGCTACCTGGGAGACCGTGTCGTAAGTCCACTGCGAGGCCGCGAAGGTATCCGACAAGCCGTAGATCGGCAGCACTGCATGGGTCTCGGGCCCGGCCGTCGTGGCGTACGCGGATCCCTTCCCGCGCGCGTAGAGCCGGAATGCGAGCTCGCCCCACATGTATGACGGCGCGAGCGGCGCTTCCGACTCGAGCTTGAGATTGTCCTTCTCGTCCTGCTCGTTGTTCTGGTAGGCGCCCCAGCTGATGGCGGCGGGACCGGCGAGCTGCAGGGCGTCGGGTGCGGTCGGGACGGGATCCGTGCCCTCGGTGGCTTCGCGCTTGGCGAAGACGACTTGGAGCCCCTTGATCTGCGGCATCTAGCTGAGCCCCTGGGTGCGGGCGAACAGATTCATGCGCATCACGCCTCCGAGCCGGACCACCGCGCCATCCTTCGAGAGGAACTCCTCGATCGAGGCGCTGATGAGCTGCAGGTTGATCAGCTGCCGCAGCGTCGACCCGAATGTCTTGCCGCGCAGGCCTTCGACGATCGGGTACAACGCCTCGAGGTGCACTTCACAGTCCCGCCGCTGCAGCGCCAGATCCGTCTGCTTCGAGTGCACCGCCAGGATCAGCGGCATGTCCGGAATGTCCCGGTGTCCTTCGGCCTTCGGCTCGCCGTTCGAGGGCTGCGTCGCCACGTAGTGCAGCACCGCGGGGAATGCATTTGCCGCGAGCTGACTGATGTTCGTTACTGCGCCGTCGGCCACCGTCACTACGTTCGGCACGCTCAGCGTGTACAGCGTGTTCAGCAGGCCGAGCTGCGTGTTGATCGCGGAGACCGTGAGGTCCGTCTCGACGATCTTGCGGAGCGCGTAGATCACTCAGTCCAGCACGACGTCGGTCAGTCCGGCGTCGTCTCCCGTGATCGGATCCCGCGCGATCCGCGTGACTCCGCCCACCGTCAGCGAGCTGCCCACCGCGAGGCCGGGCAGCGAGCCGGCTTTGATCGTGACCAGGTCCACCCGCTCGATCAGATGCCCGTCCTGGCCCAGCACGTCCTGGTTCTTCCGGAGCACACCCTGCACGGTCGTGGCCCCGAGGACGACGTCGACCGCTTCACCCAGCGCCTTGAGATCGGACAGCAGCGCCGCGGTATCGTTATCCCCGAGTGGCACGTCTCACCGCCTTATCGCGATGAGCGGGGACCGTCTCCCGTTCGCCTTCTGGTTCTCCATCGACCGCTTCTGCGCGGCCCTGGGAGATCAGCACGCGACCGAAATGATCGTCGATCTCGTACTCTTCTCCACCCTCGAGGTGGTCTCCGTTGTAGGAGACCCCTCGATCGTTGGCGATTCTGATCCGCATCAAAGCTCCTTGCGAAAGCCGCTGCTCAGGTCGTGAGCAGATCCTTGATGACCGTGAACGACGCCGGATGGCGCAGGCCGACGTCGACCATCAGGTAGCTCGTGACGACGACGTCGCCGCGCTTCGCCAGCGTGTACGGATCGATGATGAACTCGACGTCGCCCCACTGGCCGATGAGGAGCTCTTCCCAGCGCGCGAAGATCGCGGCCGAGCAGATCGTGGTGCTCGTGCCCTTGGTGAGGTTCGAGGGCACCTGGTTCGTGGCCTCGGCGCGATAGCCGTTGACCTCGCCCTGATACCAGACCGGGATACCGGTCGAGGCGGAGATCTGCGCCGACTTTTTCAGCTTGCCGCGGACCTTGGGGTTGGTCAGGTAGGCGAGCGTGTTGATGTCGGCGTTCGCCAGGGCCTGCTGCGTCTCCATGTCGACGAAGTGATCGTAGATCACCGTGGCGCCGTTCGCGCCGGCGGTCACGGAGTTGGTGCCGGAGGCGTTGAGGACCCCCATCGGCTCGTTGTTGGAGCCGACGCCGTTGATCGCGCCGCGATCGATTTCGATCGCGTCGACCGCGATCATGTCCTGCTGGATCAGCGTATCGATGTCCGCGACGCCCTGCGCGAGCAGCTTGCGCGAGAAGGAGTTCGTCCCCGAGAGCGGCTTCGGGGAGAGCTTCAGGTTGTCGAAGACCATGTTCGATGCGGTGACGTCGGCCGTCGGCGACTCCGGAACCCAGAAGGCCGACTGCGCGCCCGTCTGGCGGGGGAACTGCAGATCGCCCTGCAGGCCGGTCAGGAGCCGCGCGCCGAGCGCGCGGACGAAGATCCGGTTCCGCAGCACCTCGATGAACGGGCCGGGCTCGGTGAAGCGGAGCTCGCCGCCCTTCGAGGCCGTCTGGACTTCTTGGGCCGCGCGCTGGTAGTACGCCTGCTCTTGCAGCGCATTGCCGCGCTTGACCCAGAGGTTCAGCGGGACGAAGAGCGAGGGACCCTTGCTCCCCTTAGTCCGTCCGGTGAGGGCGCTCGGCATGCCCTGCGAATGACGCCGGGCGGCGATCGCCTCATGGACCTCGATCTCGAAGGTCCGCTCCCCGTCGATCTGCGCGGTGATCGCGCGCGACAGCGAGTAGCGATTCTTCTCGAGATCCTCGGTCGACACGACGGGATCTTCGCCGCGGAGGAAGCCGGGCTCGGCGCCGCCCTCGTAGAGCCGGAGCAGCTGATCACCGGCCTGGCCTGGCGTGGTGCCCTTCTCGATCCACTCGTCGAGCTTCTTGTCGGGAACCCGCGCTTTGTGCGAACGCTGCAGGGCGCGGAGCTCGGTGACGCGCGCGCGTTCGGCGGCGGCAGCGTCTTGGCCTCCCGTCACGACCGGCGCGGCCGGCGCCGCGGGAGCCGGGGCGGCTGGGGTGATAGGATCCATAGTGCGAGTCTCCTGAGTGGCGAGGGGGGCGACAGGATCATTGGCGCGGCCGACGCCCACCGTGTGATCGGCCGGCACTGGCACCAGCGATCCTTCCATCGGCATCCACTTCGTGGCGCGGATGGTGAGGATCTTTCCTTTCTCCTGCTCTTCCTTGCGATCCATGATCGTGTAGCCGACGGAGGTCTCGACGCGGATCCCGTCGAGCACGTCCTGCTTGACCTCCTGGCCTTCGACGCTGCGGCTGAAGCGCACCGTGCCGCGCAGGACGCCATCATCGCCCGCTTCGAGATTCTCGATGCGGCCGACTTGTCGATCGGTGTTGTGATTGAGCAGCAGCGGAAGGCCCTGCTTGGCGCGCGTGAAGTCGATCGCGCCCTTGCCATGCTCGAGGATCTCGACCCAGCGATCGCCCCACCAATCGGAGCGTTCGATCGGCGTGTCCGACGAGAAGGCGACGATGATCTCCGGATCCGCGCCTTCTTTCGCGCGGACCGACAGCGTCGCCGTTCTATACAGCATCGGACTCGCCTGCCGCTTCGTCGTCATCGAGCTCCCGCAAAAAGAAAAAGCCCCCGGGGATGTTGCCCCCAGGGGCGTATCGTCCTGCGATGCCGTCTACGTTATGAACTCCGGTCCGCCAGCGCAAGCCTACCGCAGTTTCGTGAGCGGCTTCCGCGTCGTGAGCGGCCGCCGGACCTCCTCGACTTTCGGCGCGATGAGGAAGCGATCCGGCTGCGCGCTCGCCGGCGCCGCGGCCGGCGTGGTCGGGCGTTCCGGCCAATCGCCGTAGCCGCGGCGGAACAGCAGCAGCAAGCTCACCGCTCGACCCAGCCCACCTCGAGGCCCGAGAATGCGATGCCGGCCGTCGCGTTCGATGGCGCCCAGAGATAGAAGAGCCACCAGGCCTGCGGCGGAATGACGATCGGAGGATGCACGGCCACAATCCTCGACGCCCCCGCCGGCGCCGCCGTCACGAGTCCGGCGCCCGGCATGTCTCCCGCACCGAACTGGATGATGTACTCGTCGCCGGCGACGGGAATCTGCGCGCGCAGCGAGCCGTTGCCGACGATCGTGCGCGCATTCTGGCCGGCGGCGGGAACCGCCGGCGGCGCGCCGGCCGCCGTCGAGAGCGGGAAGTATGGCGTGCCGATCGCGGGGGCCGCCTGATCCAGGCTCGTCGGAACTCCGGGCTCCTTGTAGCAGGTCGCCGTCGCTGCCACGCCGCCTTTGGCAACGACGGTTGTCGGCGTCCGATCCTTCGCGTCGAGCACAGAGGCGAAGAGCAGCGCCGTCGCCGATGTCGGAACCACCGAGACGAGCATGCGGAGGTAGCGCGGATAACAGCGGAGTCCGCCGTCGAACTGACCGGCGTCCGTGTTCTGAAACGCCAACGCGACGGCCGCGGCGGCGAAGTTCGCCGAGAGGCCCAGCTGCAGCGCCGTGGCCTGTGGGGCGAGGGCGGAGACATAGAAGGAGCCCTCATCCGCGAGCATTTGATCATTCGGCCAGAGCGGGAGGACATAGCCCTCGCCGTAGCGACCATTGCGGTCGGCCACCTCATTGTTCGCACCGCCGTCCGGAGTGACCTGCGGTTTCCGTCGGCTCGCCAGACCGTGTTTGGTGAATGCGGGATTCCGGGCCATGGTCAGCGTCTCCTAGGGTTGAGTCGGCACGAACGGCACGCCGAGTCGTTCGGACAGCATCTGTCGCAAGGCCGCGAGCTCGTCGATCACGCGCCGCTGCCAGTTGTAGTCCTGGAACTGATCGATCACGTTGCCGTCGCTGTCGGCGATCGCGACGACCTGCAGGTCGACGGTGAGCGGGATGCCGTCGACGATGGTCGTGACCTGGATCGTCCGGACCTGCGGACCTGTCGAGTTCGGCGGAATCGCCGCATAGGATTCAGCGCCCGGCATGAGGCTTCACATGCTCGGCGATTCGGTTGCCGTTCCCGTTGCCGTTGCCATCAGCCGATCCGTCCGCGGCGCCACCGCCTTCATCGGGATTCGCTAGCACCCCTGGGACGCCGGCCGGCGGCAGGTTCTTCGCCAGGTCGACCCCGAGCTCCTGAGCGAGCTCCTGCTCTTCCTTGAGATTCTGGAAGATCTCTTCGATGTCATCGCCCGCTTGGCCGACAATGTCCGTGCGACTGGTGAGCCCGTGCTGGATCCCGAGCACCGCCGCCTCGAGCTCGTTCTTGGGATCCACCCAGGACCAGCCGCGCGGCCGCCAGACGATGCGCAGATAGTTGCGATGATCCTGCGAGAGCGTCGGCAGCACGCCGGCGAGCAACGCCATCTTCAGCCACTCTTCATAGATCTGCGTGTGCACGTGCTCGATCATCCATTGCTGCAGCGAGCGCCACTCGTCCCGATCGGCGAGCTCGCCGACGCGCGCCGATGAGTAGTTCACGCCAGACAAGTCGTTCGCGAGCGAGTGGTAGGAGACGCCTAGGCCGGAGGCCACCGATCGGAGAATCGCCGAGACGAAGTCCTTATACGCGGCGTTGGGATGCGTCGGGTCGAACGCCTTGACGTCGTAGCCGGGCGGCAGCTCATGCGCGAGCCCGGGCGACACTTCCTCGGGCACACTATTGATCGCTTCGTCCTGGCTGCCCGTCTGGCCGGCCTTCTCCGGATCGACCGTGTAGTAGACCGGCTTCGCCGCGGCGCTGCGCGAGGCGACGAGTTCGGCCTCCTGATAGCCGGCGAGCATCTTGTGGTCGACGAGGACCGGGTGAAACCACGGCACGCCGCGCGATTGACCGTGGCGCAGCGGGATCATCCCGTGGATGATGTCGGCCGCGGCGATCGGCGTCCGCTCCTGGTCGCGCCCCGACTCGGAGGGATGCCGCTTCCAGAACCAGTACTGGACCGGCCGGCCCCAGGCGTCCTTCTCGATCCCCATCCGGATCTCGTTGACGCCATCGCCGGCGAGCCGGTTGAAGTTGACGTCGAGCAGATCGGCGTCGATGAACTGGATCGCGAAGCGGAAATCGTTGTTGAAGCCCCGCACCAGGCGGATGAAGAACTCGCCGTCCTGGCCGAGCGTCGTCGCCAGCAGGCCCTGGGCGTCGCGCCAGGAGTACTTCCCGTCGACGGTGCAGATGCCAACCTTGCCCCATGCCGCCCAGGCATCCTCGATCGCCGTGTTCACGGTGTCGAATGGCCGGCCCTCGGCCGATCGGACCTGCGCCTGGAGCCGGATTCCGTGGGGGCCGACGACATTGGCGCGCAGCAGCTGCAGGAACCGTTTTGCGTAGGAGCTGTTGCGGACGAGCTCGCGCGAGCGCGCGCGGAGTGCCGGCAGATCGCTCTGCAGCTCGCGATCGGCCGACAGGTTGATCATGACCCAATCGAGGAACAGCCGGCTCCAGCGCGCGCCGGCGAATCCGGTCGCCGCGCCGCCGATCCCCTCGAGGCCCACGATCGCGCGCTTCGCGAGATTCACGATCGCGCGCTTCCACCAGGGGAGCTTGCGCGGCTTCACGAGGGCCTCACGAAGTGCGTCTCATGCATCACGCCGAACTGCCCGGGGTTCCGCTCCTGGCGCACCTTCGCGATGTAGATGTTCTCGAGCTTCATGAGCTCGGAGACCGGCATCTTGTTCACCGCGCGGCCGGCGATCTGATAGCTCTCGAGATCCGAGACGGACCGTCCCTCGAGCAGCGTCTGGATCTGCGCCAACATCTTCTCGTTGTGCGACTGCTGGGATCCCGCGGCCGCGGCGTTGAGATCGGGCTCGACGAAGAGCGTGCCCTCGTCGACGGTGTACCGCTCGCTCGAGCCGCCCTCGACGAACGCCGACCACTTCCAGTTGCCCGGCGCGAGTGGCGCCGTCGTGGCCGCGGCCACCGAGATGTCGTAGTCGATGTTGTTGGGATTGTTCGAGGCCGTGAACGTCAGCTTCGTCGTCTGCGTCGACGTCGGCCCGAGATAATGGAAAGCGTACTTCAGCGTCCACCCGAGAGCGGGCGTGTACTCGCCGGCGTTCTTCCGCCATTTCCACGTGTCGCCCGCGCGGACGACGGTGGGCTCGGTGGTCGGGATCGGGTTCGTGCGGTCCCCCCAAACGGAAAAAGCCCCCGAGGGACAAGCCCCCAGGGGCGTGACGTTGCTGCCGAGTAGAATACTACGCGCGTGTCACGCGAACAACACTCAGCCTTTCCAGCCGTCGATCCAGCCGCGCTTCTTCGGCCCCTGGCGCAGGCTCTTGAGCCGCTGCTGCGCGAAGGGTTCCGCCGGCGGCGCCGGCGCCGGCGGGGGCTCGGCCGGCGCGCCGAGTGGGCGAATGCGATCGCGCGAGACGCTCGCGAGGAGAAGCGCCGCGAGTGCATAGACCTCGCAGTCGAGCGCCTCGTTGCGCGCGCCGCGCGGCAGCTCGTAGCGCCGCACCCAACGGCCGTTGATCTGCTTCCGCATCACCTTCTCGGCCGTGATCTGCTTGTAGTAGTCGTCGCTCGTCCAGGTCGGGAAGTGGTAGTAGGCGGGGCCCGGTGTGACGATCCGGAGCCGCTGGTAGATCGCGTCCTTCGCCGTGTCGACGCCCAGGATGAAGAGCCGGACCGCGTACCGGTTGTTCGTCATGGGGCGTTTGCCGATCAGCGGCCGCCCGGGCTGCGAGGATCCCTTCACCGCGAAGATCCGCCGGCCGAACCGCGGCTTACAGAACCGATAGACCATCTCGGTGTGCGCGCCTGAGTCGATGCAGACCGTGTTGAGCCCGATCGGCTTGCCGGACTCGTGGCGCCACTTCTGCGCGAGAAACGTGTCGAGCTGCTTCCAGACGTCGTCCTTGCCGGCGACCGGCTTGCCGCCCGGCTCGCCGAGAATCACCTCATGCGCGATCAGCCAGCTCTCCTCGCTGACGCCCCAGCCGCGCACCACGAGCTCGAGCCGATCATCCTGGACGTCGACGCCGGCGGTCAGCAGCCCCACGCCGGCGGGCACCGGTGCCGCGTAGGATTCCGCGCGCGCCTCGAGCGCGCCCGGCTCGAGGCCTCCGCCGCGCTCTTCCCATTCCTCCGCCCAGACCGTGTTGACGAATACCTGGAACTTCGAGATGTCCTTCAGCGCGGCGAGGAATTCGCGGACGAGCTCGGCCCAGCGCGCCCAGGGCGAGTAGAGCGCATTGATCCAGAACCCCGCGATGCGCGAGCCGGGGTTGCGGCGCGTCCAGCGGCCGCCGGCGAGCAGCGGACCCTTCTGACTCTCCTCGATGCGCACGCCGCACGACTCGCAATAGTAGGCCGCGGAATCGGGATCCCCCTCGTCCCAGCGCAGATTCTTCCAGATGAGGACCTGGAACGTCGCGCAGCTGGGGCAGGGCACCTCATAGACCCGCTGATCGGACTCGAGGTAGGCGGCGCTGATCGGCGAGAACCCCTTCAGCGTCGGCGTCGATGCGAGGTACTCCTTCCGATTCCAGAACGTCCGCGTGCGCTGATGGCCGAGCTCGACCGGATCCCCCTCAGTGCCGGCGGACGCCGGATAGCGATCGATCTCGTCGCAGAGAAGCACACGGATCGGCCGCGAGGCGAGGCCTGCGGCGGAGTTCGCGCCGGCGACGGTGATATGCCCGCCCGGAAAGACCTTGTGCAGGATCGTGTTCGATGAGTCGCGCGATCGCGGATCCGACACCTTGCCCTGCAGCCGGGGCGTGTCCCGCACCATCGGCGCCAGGCGATCGAGTGACCAGGCTTTTCCCATGGGTTCGACGTTCGGCTGGATCACGAGGATCGGCGCCGGATCCTGATCGATGAAGTAGCCGACGATGTTGTTGAGGATCTCCGTCGCGCCGACCTGCGACGGCTTCTTGAAGACGACGCGCTCGACCATCGCATCCGACAGCGCGTCCATTATCCCGCGCTGATAGGGCGCGCGATCGGTGCGCCAGGGACCGGGCTCGGCCGAGGCCTCCCGGGACAGCACCCGGTAGGCATCGGCCCATTCGCTAACGGTGAGTCTTGGAGCGGGTGGAAGGCCCTCGTGGACGACCTCGGCGACGAGGTTGAGGGCGTTCACTTCGGCGGGTTTCAGCATCACGTAGATCCCTCCCTGTTTCCCGCAGCGCCGTCAGGAACTCGTTCGAGACTTCCTCGAGGAGCGCCTGGCCTTCGGCCGTCGCCTTGAGACCGACGACGCGCGGAGCATACTTGCCCGGGAATGCGCTGATCCGCGCGCGCAGCTCGGCCACGATCGTGTCGAGCAGCCGGCGGAACGACTCGAGCGGAATGAGCGTGCCCTCGCGCTCCTCGACGGCGAGCTCCGCCATGCGCGCCTCGGCCGCCATCTTCCGCACGCGCGCCGCGGTGAGCTTCCCCTGCTGCTCGAACGGGACACCCTGGGCCTCGAGGCCGTGATGTGTGCCGTGGCTCGTATGGTCGATGATCTGCAGGTGCGTCGGCCGGATGCAGGGCTTGTTCTCGCATTTGTGATGCAGGTCGACGTCGGCGCCGAGCGGGCCGTGTTCTTCTTCCCAGGCGACGCGATGCGCGAGCTTCCCGTTGAAGCGGCCGTAGCCATCCGGCGTGAGCGCACCGGTCCAGAACCAGCATCCCGACGGATCCTTCCGGACTTTCTTCCAGAACCGCGGATTGCGTTTCGATCGCGGCATCTACAGTGGTAAGTGTTCGAAAAATCCTGATTCTGGGCAATGACCGCCGCTGGCGCGTGACCCGCCCCGCTTACGCAGACAGGACCCGTAAACCATTGCGGATCTGCGCTTGCCGACGCGCCGACATGAACATGTAGAGCGTGAGCATGACGCCGCGCCCGCGAACGCCGCACACATCCCACTGGTGGATTGGTTGCTGGATCCAGTTGCGCTCGGTGCGGTCCTTCCTTAGCCGAACGGTTCCGCCGAAGAGGGCAGCCAGCAGATCCAGCGGCTCACGATTGACCTGCGATGCCGTGACGCGATTATATCGTTGCGAGAACGACCCCTCGCCTTCGAGAAAGCCAGCTGCCCATGCTAGCGCCTTCAGGGTGATTCGCTTAGTTGCTGCTGGACTGCGGATAGCACCAGGGAGTGCGCCCCGTCCTGGTGGTGCATGGCCGAGGCAATAGCGAACCTTTCCCCATGCCGTGCGTGGTGTCTGTCCGCAACCACATGCGCACTTAGGGCGCTTGGCTCGCGCGCGCGCATGGCTCCCGTCACGCCATTTCTTGTAGTCCTGAGGTCGCTTGGCGTAATCGCGCCTGTTCCAAGCCCTTTTGTCAGCCGGGTCTTTGTAGGGCATGTTTCTCTATCCCACCTTCCTCACGATAAACTCGATCGCAGACTCGCCAGCTGCCTGCGTTTGGTCACAGCGTGGCAGGCCACGTATGAACGTGCTCTCGAGTAGACGCACACTGATGATCTTGCTCGAGGGCAGCAAGTCTCCAACGATCAGAGCAACCACATTCACTGAGGCCTTCGACCAGGACGATGGTTTGTAGATCGTGAACGTGCGCTTATGGTCGCTGTTGAATGTGCTCGGCCATACGCCCTGCTCGTAGAGGTCCTCGTCGGGCACCATCACGATCAGGTGACCACCAGGCTTCAGGATACGCCACCAGTTCTTTAGCGCCTCGTAGGGATCGCGCATGTGCTCGAGGCAGTGGCTCGAATGCACGAAGTCATAGAGCGCATCGGGCACACCAGGCATCAGCTGCGCATCGCCATCCTTCAGATCGTAGTTCTTCACCGAGCGGATCCGGGGAAACAGCTTGACGTAGTTGTCGAGGCCATCATAGCCGCCGCCGACATCGACGCCGTCGCCAACGAAGTAGAACTGATGAAAGGCGGGATCGTGCAGGCGACGCAGGATCGACTTCTGGCACTCGTGGCTCAAGGGATCGCCTCCAACGTAGTCACGTACTCGTCTTCAGTCGGATGAGCGAGAATCGCCGGCGCCGGCACGTCGGGCAGATCGTTCTCAGGACAGCCGCGAAAGTTCTGCGGGTTGTAGTGCTCCGCATGATGCCACCACATCGAGTACTCGTGCATGCGCAGAAACTCGATGATCGGCTTCTGCTTTGGGCCCGGGTTCGCCTCGACGTAGATCACGGGCTTCGACTCGACGAGCAGGCGCTGCGCGCCTTCGAGCACCTCGAGCTCCATGCCCTCGACGTCGATCTTCAGGAAGTCAGCGCAGGGGAGAACATCATCGAGCGGCGCGACCGGGGTGCGCTTCCCACCGACGAAGCCTGGCGCCCAGCCGCCATAAGCAGCCGGCTGCGTGTAATCGATCCAGGGCACCTGCATGCGCCCGGGCTGTTTGCCGACTCCCAGGTTGAAGGCCTGCACGTTGGTCAAACCGTTGAGCGCGACATTGCCGCAGAGGAGATGATAGAGGAAGGTCAGTGGCTCGAAGGCGATGACGCGCTCGACCATTCGGGCCAGCGCGATTGTATGCGCGCCGATGTTGGCGCCGACGTCGACGGCGATCCAGTGCGGCTCGAGGAACGAACGCCAGAGGCGGACCTCGGACTCGGAGAACTCGCCATGCTTCGCGAGTGCGTGCCCGATGTACCGATCGCTGCCGAGGTACATCATGCGACCGTAGCGGCAGTCAGCGATCTGAACGAGGGCCGGATCCGCGCGATCCATCACGCGGAATCCGCTACGCGCGCGCCGTTCGTTTCGAGGTAGGAATCGGGGGCGGGGGCCGGATCCGCCGCGGCAGGCCTCGCCCGCACCTCAAGCAGCAGCTCGAGGCCTTCGGCGACTTCCCGCATCACGCCTTCCCACGCGCCGGCCGCTTCCTGGCGCACCAGCTGCATGGTCGGATACCAGCACGTCTCATTCGAGAGCAGACCCCAGCGATAGTCAGGGATCGTCGGCAGCATCACCCAGACCGGCTTGCCGAGGGCGCCGGCGAGATGCGCCACGGCCGTGTCGCAGCAGATGACCAGGTCGAGCTGCGCGATCAGCGCCGCGGTGTCGGCGAAGTCTGTGATGAGTGGCTTCAGCTGATGACCCTGCAGGCTCGTCTCGTCGATCTGCAGCGAGTACCAGGTCACGCCAGGGACCGCGAACACCGGCTTCCAGTACTCGAGATCGATCGAGCGGCGCTTCTGATTGCGGTGCTGCGGATTGCCGGACCAGACGTAGCCAACCTTCAAGCCATCGCCGGCGGGCAGATTGGGCCCGGGGAAATTCCACGGCCGCCTAAGCCAGGGCTTAGTCGGCACGTTCTCGGCGGTCATGCCGAATCGATGCGCGAGACTCATCATCGCGACCTGGCAGTCGCAGCGCGGATGCTCTTCGCCCTGGGCGACGATATGCCGCGTCGGGAATGATTCCCGGAACAGGCGGACGAGCGGCGCCTGGACCTCGACGACGACGTCGCCTTCGATCAGCGGGAGATAGCGCGCCATCATCATCGAGTCGCCGAATCCCTGCTCGGCATGGACGAGCAGCTGCCGTCCCTCGAGCGGCGATCCGTCCCAGCTCGGCTCGTGGTGCTCGAGGACGTAATTGCCGAGGAAGACGGGGCTCTGGAATCTGGCCTCGTAGGCTTCCCAGCCTTCTTTCCAGCGGCCGAGCGCCATCAGGGAATAGCTCGAGTTGTAGCGCCGCTCGGCCGTCGCCACGCCGTGCGGCGGACTCACCGCCAGCGCCTTGTCGTAGCAGCGGACCGCGTCCTCGGGATTGCCGAGTGCGTGCAGCGCCTTACCGAGACCTTCCCATGCATCGGCGAAGTCGGGCTTGAGCCGGATCGCTTCCTGGAAGGACGCCAGGGCCTGCATGACGCGGCCCTGCTCCTCATAGACGACGCCGAGGTTGTAGTGCGCATGCGGGAAGTTCGGCTGGCGCGCGATGACGCTCATGAGGCAGCTGATCGCGCGATCGAAGTCGCGGATCTGCCAGCAGAGCAAGCCGAGCCGGAACATCGCCTGCCAGTGATTCGGATCGACGGCGAGGACCTTCTTGTAGAGCGGCAGCGCGGCCTCGAGCTTGCCGGCCTGATGCAACGCATCGGCCTGGCGAAACCAGGAATGCGCCTTGCGCTGCTCGTGCCGCGCCGGCCGGCGATTCACTTGGCGGTTCTGATCGCCCGCGCGAACGCCGCGGCGAAGTTCTTGGGCCAGTTCTCGGCGACGATCTGCTGGCCGATCTCAACGAAGCGAAGAACCGCCGGCGTGCGCGCGACGCGGCGGAAGAGATAGAGCAGCCGCACGTGGCCTTCGACGCGCTGGAAGATGCCGCGGCCGCGGATCGCGAACGTCCCGAACTTCCCCTTCAGCTGCACCTTGTCGCCCGCGGTCCGGTGCGCGCGCAGCTGCAGCTCGCGCGGCCGCAGCTGCTTCGGGACGAGCTCGCCCTTCGACGGCCGCGCCGCGATCGGGATCGCCAGCTGCTTGCCGGCGATCGACTCCTTCGGCGTGCCGGCCTCGAACTTCCGCAGGAAGTCCGTCTTGTCGTCGATCAGGATCTCGGCCGCGATCTCGGGATCCGCCTTGTTCGAGAAGCGCGGGATCTTGACGCCGCGGAAGATGAAGTCGGGGCGGCGGAGCACGAACTCGCCGGCGATGTTCCCGCGCTCGGCCGCCTGCACGTCCTTCGCGGTCTGGTTCACGGCGAGCGAGGCGGCGAAGGGGATCTGATCGCGCCAGATCCCGTCGAGGTAGGCCTCGGCGCCGGCGGTGTCGACCTGGATGGTCTTGGTCATCGCGTGCGGATCACCACTTCGACGAAGCGATGGCAGTCGCCGCACTGCTTGACCGGGCCCTGTCCGGAGGCCTGGTCCTCGCGCTCGAGGGAGATCGCGTAGACGATCCAGCCCGGCGGGAACTTTATCCGGCCGAGGACATTATTGCCACAGCGCGTGCCGCCGACGATGTGTGGGCACGGCAGCTGCGAGACCGGCGCCGTGATCCAGTTTGGACGCGGAACCGGTGCGCGTGGGATCGTCAGCCTCGTGGAAATGGCGGGAGCGGACCGGCGGCGGGAATGATGCGCGAGGCTTCGGCGAGGTCCTTCTTCAGATAGAAGTCGTCGATCATGGTGCGGGCCATCTCGAGCATGCCGTAGCAGAGCACGCGATCGTCGATGTTCGCGATCAACTCGACGTTCCGATTCACCGGATGGAAGCGAATGACCAGGTCGATCGGCTTCGGCGCCGAGCTGTGACCGTTGCCGTTCTCGTTCGGGTCCGGCACTCTGCGCGCGATCGGCTCGTCGGCCATGGCAACCTTTCGGAAAACAAAAGCGCCCCAGCCTCCGGTTATGATCACCGGGCTGGAGCGCCGAGTTTGGTGGCTCCGTCGTCCCTAACCTACGAGACGGCGCGCGGCTACGCTAGTTCAGCAACAGCCAGCGCACCACCGCGGCGGGGATCGCCACCTTGCCGGACAGCCAACGCCGAATCGTGCGCTCATCGCGGGCGAGGATCTGCTCCGCGTATTGGCGGTTCGACAGGCCGGTCTGCTTGATCGCTTTGCGCAGCAGCGCGATCGCCTCCTCGCGTGTCTTGGGTTCGTCAGGCATCTAAAGGCCTCCCTCAATCCGATAGCCCGTGATCAGGGTCAGCAACGCCGCCAGGCGGTCCCGCTCCGCGGCGGTAAAGTAGCTCACGCGCGTGAACTGGATAGCGAGCGCGACGAGGCGGCGATCGGCGTCCGATGTCTGCAGCAGCGCCGCACCGTTCGTCGGCTGCGGCGGTCGCTGAGCGGTCACCCGGAGTTTGTTGCCCATTACGCGGCCCTCCGGGCGAGCTCGCCCCGCTCTTCGCTCTCGGCCGGCGCGATCGCCGCGCGGTCGAGGATGAAATCGGCGGCCTTCTGCGCCTGCTGGCCCGCATAGATCAGCATCGACGGGTCGGCCTTCAGCGCCTTGAGCCAGCTCGCGATGTAGGCGGCCGACTGCTGGATCCCGCTCTCGTCGACCAGGTCACAGCTTGCCATTAGGAACGACGACCCCATCTCGGCGACGAGCTCCTCGCGCGAGTACTGCTCCGAGCCGAACGACGTCGAGATCTTGCGGCCGACGCGCGACTCGTGCGCGGTGCTGTGCGTCAGCTCATGGAACAGCGTCGCGTAGTAGCCGCCGGCCGAGAAGAACGACGCGCGATCGGGCATCGCCACGACGTCGCGCGCGGGCGAGTAGGACGCCTGGTCATCGCCGTGCACGATCTTCGGCGCCTTCGGCATGTCGGCCACGAGCTGCTCGGCCGCGGCGATCGGGTCGAACCCTTTCGGCGCATCGGCGGCGACCGGGACCGTCAGGCCCTCGCACTGCTCGACGTTGAACACCGTGTAGTAACGCACGGTCGGGAACGGCCGATCGAGCTTCTCGACTTTGCCGGCCGCGTCTTTCCGCTCCGACACCCAGCGCCAGAACACGACGGGCGTGCCCTTCGCGCCCTTCTTGACGTGGCCGCCGAGCTCGAGCGCCTGCTTGAACGTCACCCAATAGGGCGACTTGAACCCGGACCACAGCAACGCGAACACGTTCGAGCCGCGGTAGGGCTGGCCGCTCGCGAGGTTGCGCGGCATGTCGGCGGACTTCCACGGCTTGCGCCAGGGGATCACGCCCTGCTCGAGCGCGGTGATCAAACGGTCGGTGACGATCGCATAGACCTGGGAGAGTTGCTTCTGGCTGGTCATCGGGGCCTCTTCGTGTTCGGGTCGGGCGGGATTGCCCTGACCACGCCCCTAATATGTGGGGGCATATGCCCCCATGTCAAGAGGGCGAAAGTGTACCTATTTCCAAGGGTTAGCCGCCAGGCTTCCGGCGATCGCCCGCGTCCCGGGGTCCGGCTAGGCGCCGCTCGTAGAGCTGGCGCTTCTCGCCAGGCTTCCGGAACTGGCTCAGATGATAGCTCTCGACCGTCCCGTCGCCGCGGCAGTGGAGAATGATGTCGCCCTTGAACCCCTGGGCGAGCTCGTGCTCGATCTCGCGCAGCAGCGTGAGCCAGAGCGATTGCTCGCCGGTGAGGCCGACGGGCTCGCTCACGGGAATGCTCCGGTGTGGTGAAGGACCAGCAGCTCCATACGCGCCATCGCTTCATTCAGCGAAAGGTGGAGCTCGGCGAGGGCCGCGTCGACGTCGGCGGCGGGCTGCGTGCGCCAGCCGCGGCGGTGGAACATCAGCTGCTGGAAGAGCTCCCAGCCAACGCGCGAGCTACCCCATACTCGCTGCCGCTCGACCATCACGATGTAGGTGTGGGACCAGGCATCGCGGAGCACCTCGAGGAAGGTGCATGGCACGAGCGGGTAATCGCAGACGAAGCCGGTCGGCCGCGCCGGATCCCGGAACCCGAACCATGCCGCCATGCCGCCGTCGGTATTCCACACCGCGGGATGATTCAGTCGGCCGTGGCTGACATGGCCCTGGGTGACGAGCTCGACGTCGGCCGTCTTTCCGAGGATGTCCGGCGTCTCGGGCAGGACCTTCAGTAGATCCATGTCGAAGTCGTCCGACCAGAACGGGTGAATCACCGGATGATCCTTTCATAGCGAATGCGCGCGTCATCCTCGGACCGCTTCCAGTCCGGGGGCTGCAGCGCCTTGAGGAGATTCGAGACGGTCGCGGTGTGGATCCGGATCGATCCGCGATCGGGGAAATGCGCGTAGGTCTTGTAGCGTTCGCGCGGGTAGACCTCGACGACGTCGGCGCCGGCGAGGATCTGCGGCACGGTGAGCCAGACGCGCTTCATCGGAGGGCCTTCACGTCTTTCGCCTGGCGCAGCTCCTCGAGCACGCTGCCCGGGATCAGTGCCAGGACGACGTCGTCACCGGATGCGCCGCGGCGCTCCATGAGGAGGAGGCCGTCCGTCGTGCGCTCGAGCCAATTGTCGGGCAGCGCGTTGACGCCGGCGCCGCGCGGCCGGCGCGTGAGCTTCCGGCGCAGCTCGGGCGGCAGGTCCGACAGACGCAGCGCCTTCACAGAACGGTCCGCCGCATGAGGTGCGACTGGCGGCGCTCGAGCGCGGGATCGGCGACCCAGGCGTCGCAGAGGAGGAGGACCGAGACCGGCGCCCGCGACTGGCCGCTGCACCAGGCGCGGACGGTGCGCGGGTCGACGCTGATCCGTCGCGACAGCTCCTCCTGCGTGCAGTGCAGCTGCTTCAGCGCCGCGAGGAGTCGCGCCGCGCCGGAACGCGCGTGCGCTCTAACGAACACGGTGCGGGCGGAGAGGCGGGTCACCCAGCGCCCCCCCCCCCCTGCTGCAGACCCCACGCCCGCTTTCGCGGGTTACGCGCGGGTTACGCGAGTCGGCAAAATTTCGGGGGGATTTCGGGCAAATATCCACATGCGCATGAGGCCTAAAGCTCTGTGGATAGTGATCTGGGGTTTCGCCCTGTCTGCCTGATAAGCGTGAGGTCGGTGGTTCAACTCCACCCAGGCCCACTAGCAGTAGCAAGCACTTAACCCCCGTCCGTAGACCCATCATGAGGGTCGGGTTACGGGTTCGGTTACGCGCTCATTATCCGCCCTCCGATGGCACCGGCGGCAGAGCCATTCCACATCGAGCGGCCTCGAGTAGTCCTGGTGATGCGCCTCCGGCTTGCAGCTGCACCGGCAGCGGCCGCAGGCGTCGGGCCGCACCAGCCGACCGGTTCTGAGCGCGACCATGACTGCATTGTTCGCCTGCCGCCGCTCCGGGTGCCGGCGCCAATAGGCATCGTTCCGCGCGCGCGCCTTCTCCCGATCGAAGGCGTCGTAGTGGAACCGCTGGTAGTCGGCGCGGCTCATGGCGCCGGCGTCCCGGCCGGCAGCAGCGCGCGGTAGCCGCCGTCACCGGCGACCTCGTCGAGCAAGACCGACACCTTCTTGACCGAGCCGTCCGGGGATTTCACCAGCATGTGCGCGAGAAACGCCTCGCTCATCGTCTGCACGCCGGCCGACGTCGCGGAGCAGGCCGCATCGACCCAGAGCACCAGGTGGCGCCAGGCGACGCGCTCGGCCTGCTCCCACTGGTGTTGCGTCGGCTTCGCCTTCGCGCCGCCGGTCCAGCGCGGCTTCGTGAACTCGAGCGCATCGGCCACGGCTTCGATCGACACCTCGAGGCGGACCGGCACCAGCATCTTCGAGCCGGGCGTGTCCGGCACGCGGAACGCGACGCGCGCGAGGCGCTTCTCCCAATCCGAGCCGAGGTTGAAGTCGACGGCGCCGTAGCGGCGCAGGATCTGCTCGAGCTCGCGCTGCGACTTGCTGACCGACGTCGACGTGTCGGCCGACTTCACGAACCGTTTAGGCATGGATCGGCTCCGGATACTGGCGCAGCTGCAGGTCCTGGGGCCACTCGTCCATGTCGCCGCCCTTCGCGTCGTGGACGGTGAGCGGCACGAAGCCGGCCGGAACCCGGTGGCGGTTCCGCGCGGACAGGATCGGCGTGCGCTCGAGCGCGCGCCACTCGAGCTCGCTGATCATCGGCACGGCGCCGAGCTGCTTCACGAACGCGGGCACGCCGGCGTGCCGGCATTGCGCGACGATCGCGCGCACCCAGGCGAGATCGATGGGCCGCGCGTGATGGCCGCTCTCGCCGCCGACGATCACCCAATCGACGAAGTGCTGGCCGTGCATGCCGGCGGCCGCGCGACCGAGCTGGTTGACGGCTTCGACGTCTTGCGGCGTCGGCCGCCGTCGCTGGCTCGGCGGGACGCTCGGATCGCCCCACAAGACATTCATGGGAGGAACGAGAAACCGCTGCAGCTCGAGCGGGCCCAGCAGCGGCTCGGCACTGAGGAACCGCACGGCCGCCGGCGTCTTGAGGAGCAGCGGGATACGCTCGTCCGCGCACCGCTGGTCCTCGACGCTCGTGCCGAGCCAGACATTCGCGAGCGGCGTCGCGACGCCCAGGTCCACGACGGCCATCTCGCGCTCGCCCCACCACCGCTCGGCGCCGGCCATGGTTGCTACGGTCCAGAAGTCCTCGCGCGCGAGCAGCGCGCACATCCGCGCCGGCCGCTTCGTGAGGATCTGGAAGGTGTGCTGGGGAGCCGCGGCCATCACCGCGAACACCGACGCGATGTAGCTGTCGGGGACCTCGTCGTGGAAGAGGTCGCTCATCGAGTTGACGAAGATCCGCCGCGGATCCCGCCAGCGCAGCGGCTGCTCGAGCCGATCGGGCAGCAGCCGGATCTGTCCGTTGAACGCCGCGCGGCCGCTCGGCGTGATGACGGCGAGCTCGCGATACTGCGGCCGGTTCTTCAGCCGGCCGGCGACCTGCGTGGCGGCGTAGCAGTTGTCGCAGCCGTCGCTCACCCGCGTGCAGCCGGCCACGGGGTTCCAGGTCGCGTCGGTCCACTCGATCGACGAATGATCGCCCATCAGGTCTCCCCTCGGATCTTCGCGCGCACGTCGCGCGCTTCATCGCGCGCGTAGTCCGCTTCTTGGTCGGCATACACCTGGTCGGGCATCTGACTGTCGGTCCACCCGCCGTGCTCCTTCAGCGCCTCGCGACTGATCCCCTGGGCCTTGGCGCCGTCGACGGATGCACGCCGGAGTCCATAGGCGCCGCGGCCGACGACGTGCGGGATCTTCGCGAGCGATTCGGCCGCCTTGAACCAGGCGATCAGCGTGCGGCGATTGAGCGGCGAGGCCGCGCGGTGCCGCTCGACGGCCTTCGGATCCTCGCCCTTGCGGCCGCCGGCGAGCTGCCCCTGCGGGAAGAGCGGATAGTCGCCGCCCTGGGCCTCGAGCTGCATGAGGTAGCCGGCGGGTCCGACGGCCGCGCGCGCGGCCGCGAGCTGGCCGGCGGTGAGCTTCACGATCGTGCCGCGCTTCTTGCCACGCCGGCGGACCGCGAACGTGCCGGCGCCGAGGTCGAGATCCGCCCGGCGCGCGCGCACGACCTGCCCGAGCCGCAGCTCGGCGCCGAGCGCCAGGACCAACGCGAACCGCGGATCGACGCGCGGCGCGACCTCGAGCAGCTTCCGCAGCTGCATCTGTGTGTGGCGCGGCCGCGCGGGTTCGTAATCGGCCTCGGCCTTCGTCAGCTCGCGCCAATCGGCCGCGAGCTCCTGCTTCCAATGCTTCGAGGCGATGCACGCCGTCGACGGGATCATGTCCTCGCTGCGCAGCCACTCGGCGATCGTGAGGATCCGCGAGACCAGGACCTCGGCGCCGCGGAGGCCTGCCTTCTGCTTCTTCCTGATCTGCTCGATGCGCACGCGCCACAGCCGTCGCAGATCTGCCTTGCGGATCGAGTCCCACGTGCGATCCTCGCCGAGGATCGCGATCGCGAATGCGAGCGCGCGATCGACCTCGCGCCGGTGCGGCGTGTTGGTCGGGTACTTCCCGGTCTGGGCCTCGAACGCCAGGTCGCGGCCCTGGCGGATCGTCAGCCGCGGCGCGGCCTCCGTCTTGGGCAGGCCGGTGATCAGCGCGGCGAGCTGCTTCGCCGCCTCGCCCTGGGCGCGCTGCTCGGCGTCGCGCATGACGCGGCCGCGCTCGTCGCGCAGGACGAACTGCAGGCTCTTGTGGCGCCAGTTCCGGCCGTGCTTCGTCGCCGCGCGCCAGCGGAGATAGACGACGCCGCCCTTCGCGAGGCGCTCATAGGCGGTGACCTGGTAGGGCAGCTGGCCGACGGTGTATTGCCAGGCGGTGGCGACTGTCGTCATGCCGGCACATCCCACAGCTGCGGCACGGTCCCGCCGGCGAGATAGAGCGGATGCTTCGGATGCCCCCGACTCGTCAAGCCGAGGTGATGAACCTGCACGCTAGTCGACCGGAGGATCGCGCGCATCGCGCGATCACGATCGTGCAGCGATCCATTCGCGCCCCACGCCGCGATCACCAGCTTGTGGTGCAGCAGCTCGGCCATGACGACATGGTCATTGTCCGGACCGATCGGCTCGGGGTGCGCGCGCAAATACGCGGGCGCCGTTGAGCGCAGCGCGAACAGGTTCACGACGGTGAGGCCGTCAAATCCCCACTGCCGCGAGAAGATCCGGCAACGCCGGATCGTGGGATCGTCCTCGCGCTCGTCGGCCGTCGACGGGTTGAGCATGATCCAGAGCACATTGCCGCGCACCCATTCGCGCCACTGCCGGCGAAGCAGGTACCGATACGTCCGGCTCACATCGATCACCGCCGACCGCTCGTCGATCATGCGCTCTTCTTCCGCCGCGCATCGCGCCGGATCCGCCAGTGCCCGCGCTCGGTCTGGACCGCCGGCAGCTCACCATCGCGGATCCAGTTGCGCACCGTCTGCGGCGTCACATGATGCGCGCGCGCGTAGTCCTCGACGCTGATCATCGCGAGGTCGGCATCGAGCTCGCGGACGAGCTCCTCGAGCTCCGAGGCGCAATGCGTCAGCGTATCGGCGACGGGATCGACGCCGCTGATCTCCCGCCGGCGGGCCGCCTCCTGGGCCCAGCCGTTCGCCACCCCGCGCAGCTGCGCGAACGCTTCGTCGATCATCCGGACGCCAGGTCTTTCAGCACGTCGTGAATCGATTGCATGCCGCCGCTTTTCTGCTCGCCCAGCCGGCGCGCGCCGTGCTTGTGATAGGTCTCCTGCGCCAGCATCATCACCGGCCGCACGCCCGTGCGCGTGTTGTACAGCGCGCGCATCGTGCACTTCATGCCCTGCGGCAGCCAGTCGAGCTCGCCGCGTTCCCGGAGCAACGCGAGTCCCTCGATCGCCGCCGCAATGTCGTAGCCCCGCTGTCCCATCTTGCGGAGGGCCTGGATCACCGTCACACAGCGCCCTCCGTTCTCGCCCTCGGGCGGCTTCCCATCCGGCACATACAGGTGGGTTCGCACGAGGCCCATCAGCTGACCGTCGGTCAGATCGGCTGGCGACGTGGTCACAGCCCGATCGTTATCCACACGGGGCGCAGCCCCGAGTACGTTAGTACTCGGTCTTTCCTTCCCTTCACTTCCCTTACCTTCCCTTTCCTTAACCGGGACCTCTGCCGGAGTTACTCCGGAGCTGATCCGGAGTGCCCGCCGGTGTCCGCGCGGCGGCACTCCCTCGACGGCCAGCGACAGCTGCGCGGGATCCGCGCCGCTCATGCGCACGGCCGCCGGATCGCTCGCCGGCGGGATCCGCGAGGGCGCCTCGCGGTTCTTGCGTAGCCCGGGCTGGCTGCGATGAAACCCCGGGAACTCGAGGAAGGCCTTCCCCTCGACTTCATACCAGTGCACGAGCTCGGCCTCGACGAGCTCGACGAGCAGCTCGGGGATGATGCCGGGATCGATCTCGTCGCGGAACGGGACCGCGATCACCTTGACCTGATCGGGGTGGCCCTCCATCCGGCCCTCGACGTCGAGGTGCGGGATGCACTTCGTAAAGAGGTGATCCGCGAGGAGCGTGACACCGGCGAGCTGGCGGTTCAGGGCGATCTTCCGACTCACGAAGCGACCACTCGGCACCTAGGCCGCCTTCGTGCGGATATGGATGCGATCGCGCAGCTCGGGGTGCCGGTCCCGGATCTCGCGAGCGAGAAACGCGCGGAACGAGTTGTCGATCGGGATCCGGCGCACCTGGCGCAGCTGCTCGAACAACAGGTTGACGCTGATGCGCTTGTGGCCGGCCGCGGCCGCGGTGAGCGCGAGCTGCTCCACCTGGTGCGCGACCTCGCGCCCGTCCTCGGTGAAGCGCCACTCGAGATAGCGCACTTCGACCGACTTCCGGCCGTCCCACAGATCGGCTTGCACGGGCCGGTCAGCCACGACTGCCCTCCATGACCTCGAGCCAGAGCGCGCGCTCTTCCTTCGTCAGGTGTGCGAACGACGTCGTCGGGGAGTGGTGCCGGCGCATGATGCCGGCGCCGAGGCCTTCGGGCACGACGTCGCGGCTCGGCGTGAACGTGGCCGCTTCGTTCGTCGGTTCGGGCGCGAACGCCGGCTTCGTGATGTCCATGAGCTTCTGCGTGCGCGTCACGCGCCGCCGCGGACCGATGAAGGGCAGCATGATCACCAGGCCGATCGCGGTGACCGCCACCGCGGCGACGAGGATCACGAACCAGACCGGCACCACGAGGGCCGCGGCCACGAACCCGGATCCGCGCATCAGCCCTTCGCGACCTTCGCGAGCCTTGCGGGCTGGGCCGCCGGCACCGGACTGCGACCGCACTTCCGGCACCGATCCACGACTACACCGTTACCGTTGCTCTCCGGCTCGAGGCGTCCGCCGCAGTGGGGACAGCCGCCGGCGGCCAGTTGCCGTTGTCCGTTGACGGGACCTACGACCGCGAGCGGAATGAACTCGGTGCTGACGTGCTTCGCGCCCGTGGCATGGAGCAGCGAGATCTCCGCCTTGGCCGAGTCGACGATGACGCGGGCGACGTCGGCGATCGCCTTGGCGCGCTCGATCTCCATCGGCTTCTTCTCGTCAGCTAACCCGTCGAGGGCCGCGAACAGCCGACTCCGGAGATCTTCGATGTTGTGGCTCATTGCCTTGCTTTCCGATTGATCTTCCGCCGGAGTGCGCCCAGCACCTGGATCGTCTGCGCCAGAGGCGTCGGCAGATTGTGAATGGTGTTCCGCAGCATCAGCTGCGCTCGGGTGATGCACTCGAGGTTGTCGAGGCGGATGTCTCGCTTGTCGCCGTTCTTGAAGGCGATCGCGTGACCCTTCGGGAGCGGACCGTTGGCGGCTTCCCAGACGAGCAGATGCACCGAGCGCCAGCGGGCCTGCAGGGGCAGGTTGTCGTTCACCTTCCGCTCGAGGTAGCCGTCCTTGCTGATCCGCTCAGTGCCGATCGGTTTGTAGAGCCGGACCGCGACGCCCTGGCGCACGCCCTTCTTGAACTGCGTCTCCCGCATGCGGCCCACCGACCAACCCGGCCGGCGCAGTCCCTTGTTCGCCGGCACGTGCCCTTTCTGGAATCGGAAACGGGCGCCGACATGATCGCCGCGGCGCAGCCGACAGGCGGCCGGGCTGGCGAGATACGCCGGAGACTTGTTCAATCCCAGCTTGTCCGCCCGGCCATAGACGGCCGCGACGGTTCGGTTCAAGCGGCGGGCAACCTCTGCCGTGGGTGTGTTGGGATAGAAGCCGCGCAGCAGCCTCTCATCCTCGCGAGACCACCGGCGACGGGGATAGACGCCTGACGGCATGGGCTAGAGCTCCAGGAGAGAATGGCGGCCAGTGCACGCGGTGCAGATGCGGCGGCCGCGCTTCAGCTCGATCGGATCCCAGGCGCAGCCGCCCTCGCATGCTCGTTGCTCCGTGCATCCGCACTTCTCGCAGCGCGGCCCGCGTCGCCGAGCCTTGTGCTTCTTGAGTGGGCCCCTGCAGATGCCGCGCCTTGCCACGTGTCATGCTCCTGGTCCTGCGGGTGATCGCCTGGCCTTGGGCCCTCACCGTTGAGCCGCAGATCAGCGTCTGGCCGAACGTTCGACGACGCCTTCCTACGCCGGCGTGTTGCCGGCCCAAGGCCCTAAAGAGCGCGAGGCGGTTTCGAGGCCGCGACCTCCGGCGTGGTGCCGCCGGTGCTCGTCGTTCTGAGCTTCTCGCGCGCGCAACGTTGGCTGGTGCCGGCGCTCGTCCATCTCGGCGCCGCTCTGCGGTTCATCGGTAGGGCTCAGCGCGGGTTGTACTTTCCCGGCCTTGTCCCGCGATCACGCGACAGCGGATGACATGCTGCCGATCGCCCGAGTCATCACCCGAACCTTTACGCCACCAGCCAGGGCGCAGTCGAGGTAGCGAGCCTCGTCGTCGGCGGACCGTGTCGGGTTATGAGCCCTTTTCCGTCCGCTACCCGCGCTGTTCACGCCCGGCAGAGGATCGGCCTCGGTGGTTCGCGCAAGAGGCCGACTGACGCATACCGCGGCGCTACGGTGCTACGATCTAGACTTCACGCATGCCGTTGCGCATGCGATCGCGCTGCTCCTCGATGAAGTCCTGCACGGGATCCGGCGGCCGCCGCGGCAGCAACGCGATCGCGCCGGCGACGATGAGACCGACGACGAGGGCCTGCAGCATCAGCTGACCCCGACGGGCGCATGCCAGTGATCGATGTTCTTGAGCCGGAGCACGGCGAGGCCGCGCGGCAGCGTGATCTGCAGATCTGCGAACTCATCCCGCTTGGCGCGGATATACTCGCGGCCGTCGGGCGCGGTGAAGATCTCGAACTTGTCGGAGTCGTCGCCGAGATTCTCCCAGCGGACCGACCAGCCCGGGCGCTTCATAGGAGCAGCTGCCACTTCGCCGCGACGGCGAGCTCGAGGCGGAGCGCGGCCGCGCGCGCGGCCTGCGAGCGGCGGATCCAGAGCAGCGCCGCGTCACGCGACGGGGCGACGTTCAGGATGTCCTGGGCGACCTGCTCGGCCTGATCGGTCTCGCTCTCGCAGCGCACGACCTCGATCGAGTAGGCGGGCCGGCGGATCCGCGCGAGCGCCGCGTCGATCGGCTCCATGAACCGCGTGAGCCGCACGGCCTCGTCGAGCGCGTTGAACCCGTCGATCACCGCGGCGCAGCGGTGATTGATGTACTTCATCAGGTGCTCGGTCGTCTTGACCGTCAGCCCGAGATTCGGGGCGACGTAGACGGCTACGGGATCGGTCTTTCCGCCGTTGCCCCAGCGCCGGCGTGTGGGTAGGGTCGAGGCCGTCATGAGGACACCAGGTGCTCGACCTTGGCGAGCCAGTCCCGTGCGTCTGTCAGTGTCCGCAGTGCATCGCTCTGCGACTTCGGCGCATGGCAGCGCCGATACTTCGGCGCGGCCAACCCACCGGGCTGCTCGCCAATCCGCGCCACCTCGAGCACGTGGATCGCACCGATCCATCCCGTCGCGAGTCGGTTCAAATGGAACGTGACCGCGCGCGTCCGCCGCGCGTCGATCCGCCGTTCTCCCGTCACCGTGTAGTCGCCGAGCTCGAGGACGCGATAGCCGTGCCCGTCGAGCAGGATGGCCAGGTCGTGCAGCTGGACTTGCGGGGGCGACGAAGCGCGCGGCCCGATGGCCGCGGGGAAGGCTGTGTTCATACCGTGGATGCGACGGGCTGCGGTCCGCTGACGGGTTCGCCACCGAGCTCGATGAGGCGCTCGCGCACCCTCGGCATGCCGAGGTCCCGGAGGAGCGTCGCCTCGTGGACGACCTGGCCGCGCGCCTGGCTCTCGCGCCGCGCGCACTCGATCAGGTCCTTCTCCTCGAGATCGCCGAGCCGCACGCCGATCGTGGTGCCTTTGGCGAACGGATGCTTGGGCTTTTTCGACTTGCGATGGGACATATGAGGGGCTATGGTGGCTCGCGTTCAGGTCGTGGTTTAACGGCTGCTAGCACTTGTTTGACGAGCAAGAGAATTGCTCAAAGGGCAAGCTCTGTCAAGTACCTGGCTATGCCGAAACGCGGCAAGCAGTTAACCGAGCCCTACGTTCGGTGGATTGAAGCCGAGATGGGGAAACGGGGATGGAAAGCCGCAGAACTTGCCCGTCAGGCAAAGATGAACCAGGCGCAGATCTCACGGATGTTGAGGCGCGAAGTCGCGCCCGACGTCACGACCCTCGAGAAGCTCGCCCGAGCCCTCGGCAAAACCCTACCGGAGTTCCAGGCGGTTCCTGACTCGGCGATTCGCCGATCGGTAGAGCAGAACACAACGACCCGTGGCGCCCGCGTCTCGGAGCCCGCATCTTCGCCTTCCGCCGAGCAACCGTTGAGTGCCGAACAAATCGCCGACGAAGTCGGTGCGGTTCTCGAGCCGCTGGTCGAGCAGCTCGCGGCGAAAGGCGAGTCGGTCGTGGCTCGTTGGCTGCTGGCTGTCGCCGGCGAGGCGAACGATCAGAGTGTGGACAATGTGCGACCATTGATCGATCTCGCGCGCGAATTCCTCTGGCGCGCCGAGGGATCGAGAAGGCCCGATGCGTGATGCGACCGTCAATCGCCCAGGCTGTGCGACAGCTCATCCTCAGCAACGAGCTGGCCGGCACGAGAAGCGGGCTGCGCCAGCTGATTGCCTGGCTCGGCGAGATCGCCGACGACTTCGCGATCCATGGCTGCGACGTGGATGATCTGCGCTGGGAGATCCGCCGGCTCGAGCGCGAGCTGCGGCGCCGGACCGGCGCGCTGATTATCGCGCTGACCTTCCTGACATCAGGCTTGCTCGATGGCTGCAGCTCGCCGGCGAGCATCGCGCCGCCCCCATTCGCGATCACGGTGAAGGTTGGCACCGTGCCGGGCAATGCCGACACGACGAGCTGCGACGTCGTGTGGAGCGCAGAGCCAAATGATGATACGGTGCACGTGACCTACGCCGCCGGTCCCAGCGGCGGGTCATACGTCGAGCAGGGAACCTTCACCTGGCTGAAGGTGGTGAGCTGGACGCAGGGGACGACCGGCGCGCAGCATCGCGCGGGCGCGCAGTGGGATCTCCATACGCCGCGCTGGGTGGACACGCGATCGGGCGTCGATATGCCGTGTGGAGGGTTCTACCAGAATCCTTAAAAGAGGCGGGGCAGGGAAATGCGGCAAGTGAAGCCGGCGACCGCGTCGGCGCCGCGCGCTCCAACGCCTACCGTCCCACCGAGACCACAGGCCGAATGTGCGCGGCCGCGCCAGCGATCGCGCTCGCGCGTGAGATCCGGAACGATCGAGTCGCGATAGCTGGCCACCGTTCCGAGCAGCTGCGCAATCCGACGATCGCGCGCGCGGATCCCGATCGAGTCCTGGGCAATCACCCCATCCTTGGCAGCGAGCTCCTGGTTCTTCGCGCCGATCGCGCGGTCATGGTCGACCCTCGGCACGAGCTCGCCGGCGGTCGCGGCGACACGCTCGAGACTGTCGGCGCGGTGCTTGGCAGCGATCGCCCGTGTCGCCGCGAATCGCGCGGCGTTTTCAAGCGAGTCGCGCGCGCGCGCCCAGGCGGCGCTGTCCGCGGCCGTCGCGCTGGATCTGTCCTGGACCTGGACGTCCGTGGCGCGGTCCTCGGCGAGGGCGCGCTCGTAGCGGCGGCCGCCGCACTGGCCCACCCAGAACGCCAGCGCGATCGCCACGACGCCGGCGATGCTGACAGTGATCCGTTTCAGCACGTCGTGACCTCGCCGTTGGTCACATGGCCGTGCCACTTGCAGCCGCTGGTGAGCTGGACGGAGCGCGCGTTCCCGGGGGGATCTCCGTTGAGCGTCAGGTCATCGTAGCCGGTCCCGTCGAGCGTCCAGCGGCCAGGATTCGGCGTCTCGTCGTCCGGCACGCCGCGCGATCGCGACCAGCAGATAACCTGATGCGTCCCGACGGGGCCTTGGTTCGTAACGAAGCACGCGGGGCAGAGAAACCGAATGCCCTGCGCCTCGGCGAGCGTATCGACCTGCATCCAGGAGAACTTCCGTCCATCGCTCGTGAGCTCACCCTCGCGGGCGAGACGCAGGAACTGTGGCTCGAGCTCGGTGAGCCTCACAGCGTCGCCATCCAGGCGCCGAGCAGTCCCCAGGCGATGTCCTTCAGGCTTGCCTTGTCCGTCAGGAACGGCCACGGTTGCGGCTTGCCGCGCGCCTCCCAGCCCTCGTAGCGATAGACCTCGATCGCCTCGATGAGCAGCACGAAGAACAGCACCGCGACCCAGGACCAGAACGCGATCGCCCAGGGCGCGCAGTCCCAGCGCGCCAGCAGCTCGCGCGACTTGCACAGCGCGAGCGCGCCGCCGAGCCAGTGCGCGACCTTGTCCTCGGCGAACCAGCGATCGAGCGGGTCGTCGAGCCTATAGAGCCAGAGCGGCCAGCGGAGCTTCATGAGGTCACCGCCGGTGACATCGGTCCGATGTCACCGATCCAGATCACCTCGAGCGTCGCCGCATCGACCGGCGCCATGACCTCCATGAGCTTCTGAAATCCCTCACGGCTGGCGACGACGGCTTCCTTCATCACGTTCAGCGCACCGGTGTCCTCGTCCTTCGCCACGCGGATCTTGCCGCGGCGCAGGCCCACGCCGATGCAGCCCTCGAGATTCTCTTCGGTGTTCGCCGGATGGATGAGGATCCGGGAGCGGCCCGGTACGCCCATCACCTCGAAGGTCTCGTAGCCGTGCTTGTGGTAGATCGTCCGGTGCAGCGTATACATGCCGGCGGGGATGCAGGAGATCTTCGGCACGTTGTCGCGCCAGTCGTCCTCGATCGTCTTCAGCTGCAAGGGGAGCGGCGGCTCGAGGTCGAGGTCGTCGCGAAACACGTGCAGCTCCCCGAACACACCGTCGGGGATCCGCTCGAGCCGCAGGACCTGGAGTCTCATTGGGGCGGCCCCGCCGGCGGGTTGCTGCTCCCGCGCCAGACGCGCAGCAGATCGACGACGAAGGTCGGCGAGATGAGCCCGGCGCCGAGCGCGAGCAGGACATATTTGACGCCCTCGCTGGGCTGGCGGTCATGGGGAAGGAACAGCGCGATCGCGGCGAAGATGATGAGGATGACGAATCCCGCGATCGTTGCCGGCGTCTTCCAGCGGTCCCCGCTGCGGGTGAGGCTCATGCGGCCTCCTCTTGGGAGTGGAGCGATTGCCGGCGTGCATTCCGGCGTTCGCGATAGCGCCGCGACCAGTTGGCGACGTCGCGGATCTGGCATCGGGCGCAATGCCGGACGCCTCCGAGCGCCTGGGTGCCGAGCGATTTCCCGCATGGGCAGCGGCGCTCACGACGCGGATGTCGCTCACGGTTGCGATCGGCCTTCGTGAACCCGTGCGCGTAGGCTTCCTTGCGCAGCGCCTCATGGACGGCCCATCGGACCCGCAGCCGGATCAGCCCGCCGCCGCAGTGCGGCTGCTCCTGGCGGACCTGCCAGGCCGCGAAGGCGGCGATCGCCAGCAGGTCGTCCTGCTCGAGGGCCTGCGCGCACCAGGAGTTGCCGCGGCATCGCGCGACCTCGCCGATCACGGCGTTCTGGGCATCGGGCTCGAGCCCGATCGCGGCGAGCAGGACCTGCGGCGTCACAGCGCCCGAGCACCTCGGCCGGCGTATCGAGAGGCGTCGGCCGGGAAGCGGAGCGTCAGGCCGAGTCCCGTCACGCGCACCGCGGCCGAGCAGGCCGCGAGCGGCGCGAGGCCGACGGCCGTCGCCGGCGCATCGGTCGACCAGGTCACGCAGGTCTTCGCGATCGAGTCGGTGTGCGCCTGCTGCGCCGCGCTCACGAGCTGCCGGGCGGCGAGAGGCACGGTGCGCACGTAGATCGAGTCGCAGCTCGGCTTGTCCGGCGTGAACTGCGCGATCGCCCCGTTCCCGAATGTCTGGAACGCGCACATGATCCGGCTCGAGCCGATGAACAGATTCACGGGCTTCGGCTGCACCAGGATCCCGGCGACGATCAGCGACGAGTCGACGGTGATCGGCCCGGGCGGCCCGGGCTTCCGCTTCACGCTCCACGACGTCGAGACGGGCGTGCTGACGCCGACCGCGTTGCGCGACACGACCGTGACCGTGAACGTCGCCGAATCCCATGGGACGGCCGCGAGCCACATTCGGTGACTGAGCGTCGTCCGGACATAGGAGAACGTGTTCGGCAGCGGCACCGCGCCGCTGTTCTTCACGCCGCCGCTCTGGCTGTCGGCCACCACCGTCCACGTCCCGTTGCTGGCGCTGACGCTGCGGGTGACATCGTAGGACGTCGCGCGCGCACCAGGTCCCCAGCTGATCGTGTAGACCAGCGTGTCGCCGGCCACGACGATGCCCTTCTTGCCGACGACGATCGGCCCGGGCGGCCGCGGGAGGGAATCCACTGGCGGCGGCAGTTTAGGCCCGAGGCGAGCCATGCCGCCGTTACCCGGGGAGGCAAAGGCCCCGACCGCCAGGATGATGAGCAAGAGGATTGCATGCGCGTGCCGCTTCATCGATTCCTCCGTTCAGAGCGGCGGCGTTGTCGTTGCCGCCAGTTGAGTACGGTCTTGACCGCCCGCTCGGCGCCGGCCTTCTCCAGGGCCTGCAGGATCTTGGAGTTCGCCGTCGAGGCGACGAGCGACGCATCGGTGATCTTCACGAGGTTCTCGAG